CGCTCAAGTGGCGTCACGGTGTCCGAGTTGTGTTTGACATAGCCTTTTATGTTAATGAACCAGTGTTCGTCGTAGAGATCCGTGCCAGCGAACTCCGTCCGCCCGCCACTGTCCCGAAAGACCATATACAGAGGCTTATCGGCCTTCACGCTCGCCTCCTCCCAGTGGACGAACTTCTTCTCCACCGCATAAGGCGTATAGAAGTAATCGTCCCCTGCCACGATGGCTTTGAGGACAGTTATTATCCGCTCAATTATCCGTAGCGAGAGTGGCGCTGTCGGGCTCATTTGAATCCCATCTCCTTCATAATATCGTTCTTTAATTTAAGCTCATCCAACAGATGAAGCTCATCCTTCACGGCAAGTCGGAACCACTTGAACTCGGGGATGATCACTTCCTTCTTCAGCCGGATAGAGCCATCGGGCATCGGGATTGCAAGATACGGCGCAGTCTTCGGTCTGATAATCCCGCCCTTATCCAAGATCTCTGCATACTTTACGCTACTCTTTCCGAGGCCTATTCCCGTGCCAAGGATCAGTTCAAAGAGCTCTGCCCGGCGCTCAAGCTCGTGGCCCACGTTCCGGCCCAGCGCACCCGTGGGATTGGCCCACTTGTATTTTCCAACCACCTCGCCCGTCGCATTCCTCTTCGCCTGTTTTATAACCTGACCGGCGAAGTGCACGAGCGTGTTCTCTATCGCCTCGGGCATCCGTTTCAGCTTCGCGGTTTTTCGCTTCGCTCCACGGATGTCAACAATCTGCCTCATAACGCCTTCCTTGTATATTTTCTAAGCACATCCTCCACGTAGGGTAAGATGTTCTTCTCTGTCATTTTTGATATCGAGCCATCGCCGAAGCTACGAGAGAGTTCTCCGTGTTCCTTCTTTGTCGCCCTTTTATGTTCGATGGCCACCTGCTCGTTGCAGGCGAGCTTGAGGTCGTCGGGAATCCCCGAGCATTGCTCCGCCGAACCCGCAGGCTCGTTCACGGTCAGAACATTAGGGTTACCATCGGTTATGCTGACTTCCTCGTTGTCTGCGAACTCGCCCGTGATGGAGACGAACTCAACATATCCCACGGCATCCTCTCCTGCCCAGGTCCCGCTGGCGACTTTAATTGCCGATACGACGCCCGAGCCAGAGGCGCTCGTGAGCGTCTTGCCTATCGCCGGCTCCTCGGAGCCTGAGTCGAATGCCATCCTCGAGACATCGGCCCAGCCCGCTTTGTATGTGAGCTTGATATTCCTCCGGATATCGGCCCAGATGCCCGCCTCCTTCCAGAGGATGCCCCACTCGTAATCGACGGTGAAGTGCGTGTTCTCCGTCAGCGTGGCCCCTGCCTCCGTTATCTCGGAGATTGAGACCACAGGGAAATTCGGAAGCAGGAGATACGTTTTGCCCGAGCCGTCGAGGTATTTATCCGTATACGTAGTCTCTTTGAGCTGCTTGTCTCCCTGACCTCTCAATATCCCTTCGATTAAAGTGGAGATGGCGTTTATGAGAATCTCCAGAAGAGAGTCCTGCTCCGTGCCTGCCTCCTCCTGATAGACCTTCTGCTCCTGGAGTGTGACGATCGCATTCGCTTCAAGGGTCATTGCTCTATCTCCTTCTCCTCGTCGTTATTAGTTGAGGGGGCTTATCGTCCACTCTCCCCGCAGGGGCTTGGCCTATAAGACGAGGCTTTTCCTCTTCATCGGTCTCGCGAGGCGGGAATACCATCGGGTCCCACGTGCGCAAGGCCCTGCTCGTTGGAACCAGAGAGAAAGCAATCTCGCCCGAGTATAGCCTACTCAACATCAACGAATGCTCGGGCAGGATCGACAGCGGAATCTCTCCGTTATAAACAAACTCCGTCAGCTGCGCTATCAACTCGTAGACCGAGGCCGGAAGAAGGGCCAGCCCGATCTCGCCGTTGTAGAATTTCTCCATCATAGAGTCGCAGGAGGGAAGAATTGAGAGCGACATAGCACCCGCATAAACGGCCTCCACGAGAGGACTGTAGGTCGGCAGCATCACTAAACCGACGTCGCCATTGTAGAGGAATTCATTCGCCTCACCTTCCGTTAGCTCGTAAATTGAGTTGGGCAGGAGCACGAGTCCGACGTCACCTCCGTACGCCTTCTCGAGAACCGCTTTCTCGAAATCGGGTAGCATCATCAACGGAGTCTCCCCACCATAGACCCTGTCAAGCGCCGAGATATAGCCAGGAAGCGCCATGAGGCCGACGTTGCCTAAGTAAACCCGATCGAGGGAGGAGATATAAGAGGGGAGCAGATTAACTGCCACATCGCCACCGTAGATCATGCCCAGAATTCCTTTCGGCATATCGGGAGTTGGAGTCAATGGAACGTTTCCAGCGTAGATGAATTCTCCGCCTGACGTATAATCAACATTCCACTCGACCGCCCCGACTTCAATTGTGGCCCTCTTGGCCGGCGCACCTCCTGCTTTCGTTCCATAGATTCGACACTCGACAAGACTACCATCCGGCGTTCCAAGTTCATTCGCATTCCAAGTAAAAGCGAGAACCGTATCCGTTGTGATGTCAATATCAGAACCCGCGCGAATCAAGATACCGTTTTCGTATAACTCCACTCGCGCCGTGGGAGTGCCCGTGCCTCCAAACTTTCTAACCAGGGCACGGAATTCCTGAAGATCGGCTCCGATGTTGGGTGCACCCGTAGGCGTAGGAAAGCTCACTCGACAGATGGAATTTGCATTGTTGCTAATCGCTGTCAGCCAAGCACCATCTGGAGAGTCGGGATCATCCTGAATGTCCGCAACAACCCCATTGAGGTTAGTCTGGACTATAAGGACATCCGGAGCCTTTCGCTCGGTTGCCATTCTGCCTCCTTAAATTATTGAACAGTGACTTTCGGCGTAACCTTCACGCTCCATCCATCATTGACCGTGTAGGGTCCATCCGAGAAGTGCTCGACGTTTATCAAAAGCCCAGCGGTTCCGGTCAAGGCTGTGGTCACGAAATAGCCGTAGACCTCGCCCCAAGCTCCGCCTGCGGCTTCAAATAGCTTCTGTACGTTCAGGAATTCGCCCTTCGTTGCCTGCTCCGTCCAATCGCCGTCTGCGAGTTGAATCCTCGCATAGCCATTGGCAGCCGGGACTTCTGTGAGATCACCTACAACTGCATCCTCTGCCGGTTCGGTCACATCCAGGTAGAGTCCGAGATAGAACCCTGCGGGCCGGGCTTGTCCTTTCAGGTAGACGTTGCCCACATCTGTCTCACCCTCGTTGCACCACTTCCCTGCCATGCCGAACACAAGCATCAAGATTGCTAATAGCATTAACCAGTCCATTCTAATCCTCCTCTGTGTGCCTTTTTACTTCGTCTCCGAGGGACCGGGATGATCACGGACCTCCTCGGCTGCCCCGCTCTTCAGCCAGGCTCTGGCCGTGTCGACAGAGACGTCCTTTCCCACCACATAGGTCTGCGACTTGGAGTAGGATGCGTCCTGATTCGCAAGGCCCATGAGCATCCTGATTCTCTTGGGAGCGGGTGCGACCTTCGGTTTTGCCTCTTTGGTGACCTTTGCTTTCGCAGTTGCCTTCTCGGCCTTCTTCTCCTTCTTCGTCTTCTCTTTCGGCTCTGGCTCGACCTTCGCCGTCGGATCAACCGTCGGTTCCTTGCTCTCTTCTGGCTCCTTGATCTTTGTTTCCTCGGCCTTTGTTTCTTTTGTCTCCATTCTATAAATCTCCTTTAAAGGGAATCAGGAGGGGCCGTGAAAGCCCCCTCCTGCTATTGCTAAGTGCAATTCTACCTGTCTCTGGTTCAATTAGAGCTTGAGATCCACCAGCATGAAGTTCTCACCATCCCAACTATCCACGGCCATCGGAAGTAGAATTCCGATTGTCTGGTATCCGTGGGCTGCTCTGAGCACGCACTCAGAGCCAGCAAGTGTATTGGCAACGATATCATGCTCTCCGTCGGCTGCGCCTTTGTCGCTCTGGGAACTCAGAACTGCGGCGGGTCCTTTGACCTGAATCCACATGTAAGAGTTCTTCACCGCGTATATCTGCGGTATCCCCACAACGAGTCCCGGGATCGCGCTCTCGCCTCCGCTTCTGCTGAAAACGTTGGCATATTTATTCTCCACGAGCATTGCGCTTCTTCCGGCTGCGATAGTAACGTCATGGTAGTTCTCGTGGCAGGTCAAATTGACTACGGCAGATTGAGCTCCGGCGGGATGGGATTTGATCCTCAGGACGATTCCGCCCTGGCAAAGAATGTGACCCTCTGCGAACTGATTTGCTAAGATTCCACCAGCGCCCTGGACGGTCCAGGGGATGATGTTGCTCCCGTTCGTGAGGGCACCAAGTCCCGCTCCTTTCTCCGTTGCTGCCGTATTATAGGCAATGGCGGCCTGGCCTCGGCCAATCTCTGTGCCGAAGTTGCGGATGTGGACGTAAACGAACTCGCGCTCTGCGCCTTCCAGGATTTTCCTGGTCCCCAGAATATAATTCTGCGTCAGGCTCACCTCGTCGATCTCCTGCTCCACCCCTGCTGCAAGCATGTTGCCCGTTCTCAGCTCTCCGCCGACAATTAGGACATCATTGCCCCGTCTTTCATCATAGCTTTTGTGGTTCTTACCCATTTCATGTCCTCCTTACAAGGATGTCAGCTCTTGGAGAATCCGAAGGGCATCCGGGCGGATAACGCCTCCGGTCTCTCTTGCACTGACTAAGATTCCGACCAGCCCGGCTGTGGCGTAAAGCTCCCGCAGCCATTGAATGGTCATGCCCAGACGGTCGAGGATTCTGTAGCCTGCCCTGAGGTCGCCGAAGATAACAACGTCAGCCTTGTCTTTAGACTTGAGTGCGTCGATGTCTTCCTGCGCCTCAAGCGGATAGCCAGCAAAAGTTGCGGGCTGTCCCGCCTGGACATTCGGCTGCCAGAGATAGAGCTCCTCGGTCGCACTTTTCAGCTTCCTCAGTGCCAGTTCCGTAGTAGAGGGAACAAGAAACCTTCCATTCCTTCGATACTGTGCGGGGACGGCATAGAGTAGGTTGAGCATGTCGTCGACGGCAATAGCATCGGCGGCTGCTGTAGAGACTCTCGTCACTGTGGTGCCGTTAAGAATTCCATCCGGCTGTTCGTTCGCATGGCCTGTGCCTTTGATGTAGGCCGTCTCTTCTGCCTCTGCCTTCGCTCGGCTGAAGCTGTCAACGATGATAGCTTCGAGCGCAACGTCTGTGTCCGCAAGCTCATCCTTGCCGATTTTCGCCAGACCCTCAAGGTCTTCCACATGCTGGTAGTCCTCGGAGGGGACCATGTCGGTCTCTACGACCTCTTTTCCGAGCTCAAGTTTGCCCCAGCCCATCTCCACCTCAGTCATGCTCCGTCTGCGGATTCTGTTGCGCGCGATGGTTCGGATCGTGGCATACTTCCTGATGATGTTGATCTTGGGAAGCTCGCGGTAGATCTCGGCCTCAAGTTCCTCGGGAAGAAGAATCTGGCCCGTAGTATCCGAGACGAGTGCCTTTCGCTCCATGATGTACTTCTCTGCCTTCTCGTCGAGTTCAAGGCTGCCTTTCTCTTGACCAGAGAATGTCCGCATGAACTGGAAGAATGCTTTCTTATACTCCGCTTGACCCTCTTTCAGCTCCTTCGTCTCCCCGCCTGCACCTCCGCCAGCGGTATCGCTTACGGGAGCGGGACGCTTCATCGCGGTCTCAAGCTCCTTGAGTTTCTCTTTGTTGGCCAGGATCTCGGCTGCAATCTTTTTATCCTTCTCCTCGTAGTCGCTCTTTAACATCACGCCCTTCTCGAACTTCTCGAAATTGTCTCGGAACTCCTTCGTCAGCTTGGCATCCTCATCGAGAGCCTTCTTGATCTCTGTATTCGTAGGCTCTTCGGGTGTCCCTCCGTCAGGTAACAATACGTATTTGTTTCGCATTGTCTTTTTACCTCCGTTTTTTAAGATTTTTTCCTCGCGATTTTCTCGCGATTGAACATTGGCAACAACGAGTGGTCTCCCGGCTCGTCATCTTTATGCGACGGCTCCTCGCCTGCTGCGGGAGTGCCTTCTGGCGGCTCCGCTCGCTCGAGGAGTGCCTCGAGAGACTTAATCGCTCGCGCAACTAAGCCCGACTCTTCTGGTGATAAATAAACTGGACAATCCTTGCTTTCCTCGTCCAGTGTGATTGCTTCGTTTGCGATCCGCTCGACGGCCTTCACGGCAGCCTCGAACGTCCCTTTATGACCCTTGCAATGCGTCCGAGCTTCGGTTGCGGACCACGAGGCCACGGGGTAGAAGTATTCATACTCCTCCCACTTCGTCGAGCTCTTGATCCTCCCGTAGCGCACGGTATAGGGCTTGCCGTCGCTCGTGCGCTTTGCGCTGCGAAATTTATCATGCTCCTTCGTGCTCAGCCGGCAGATGTGATTGTCTGCCGAAGGTTTGCCCTCAAAGACCTCCGTCTCCGCATAGAACGTGGCAATGGACTTATCCTCGTCGGGTGGCGTCTCCTCCTCCTCCGCTTTAACGTTAGAGATGATTGCGCCCTGATCCATGCCAAAGGTGACGATGCTGACCTCATAGAGCTTAATCTCCTTCAACACGCGCACGTCGCCATCGTATTCCTTCTTCACGGCATCGTAGCCGATTGAGAGTTGACGGGCCACGGTGTCTGTCTTCTTCATCGCAGCATAAAGCTCCTTTGCCTTCAAGATGTCATCTATAAGCAACTCGCCGACGCTCTTTAACCCATGCGAGTCCTCTTTGAGCTCAATCTCCCCGAGCGGAACCCTCACGTCATGGTACCAGTGGATGGGGAATCTCTTCTTCTCTCGGAGCGTCTTCCTAAAGGCGCCAGGCAGGATTTTATCCCCGCCCGCATCGATGTTGTTGAACGTGGCGGCGTAGCCCTCAAAGGTCCCGTCATCGCTCAGCTTCTTAATCTCGAATTCAAATACTTTTCTTTCCATTTTAAGCCTCCCTGACCTCTGGATAAGTGGAACAGAGGCAGTTCACTATATTCTCAACGCTTGCACTCGGATCGAGGGGGAATTGCATCAGCTCCCCCCCCACCTCGAACGCATCGTTCAGCGGGATCGGATTCTCGCTGTAATTGACATCCGCCTCCTGGTGCGTCAGCCGCGAGTCGGCAACAAAAGAGCAGAGCCAGCCTTTACGCTCCACGCGCGGGGCTTGCTTATAGCCCTCTACTTGCCCCCAGTTCTCGGTCTTCGCCACCTCCGTGCGCGCTATCGCCCGCGCGCGTGAGGGAGCAAAGTTATCGAGTCGTTCAAAGACTCGCTGTGCCACCTCATCTACAGTCCAGTTCTCGTATTTGCCCTCTACGACGAGAGCGGCAATCTTCTTCAACGAGGTGCGCGAGATATGCGCCCCCGACTCTATTATCAGAGCCTCAAGCTTCGCTCGGATGTCGGGGGGTATCTCGAACTCCTTCTCCTCCCGTTTCGTCGCATTGAGGTCCATGAGCTTCCCCTCGCCTGCCTGCCGTCCTGCCTCGCCAGCACTCAAGAAGTTCTCGTAGTATTGTCGTTTATATTCCTCGGCATACGTCTTCGCCTCCTCCTCTACGTCGATGATAGCCTCAGGATTGATCTCCGCAGTGGCCGTTGCGCCGAGGATGGCCTCTCTCACGACCCTTGCCTGTTGTCTCAGCCGTTGCTCAAGCGAGCCTATGAGCGTGCGCTCCTTCATCTGAACGCGCTTGACGAAGTGCTGCCAGAGCAAAAGTTTGCGCTCCTTCTTCTGCCAGAAGGATTCATGCTTATCTGACTTTGTGCCCGCCTCCTCTGCTGGCTTCGCTGCCCCCGCTGCGGTTATCGGCACGAGGTTCATCGGCAACCACGGCAGATCGGCCTCGGGGATCGGAAGCTCATCCTTGCCACACATCACGCGCTGCTCGTTCAACGTCAGCCAGTGCGCCTTTGACGCCCTCTCGAAGACGGCTGAACGCTCCTCCTTTAGTGCCTCAATCTCATCGCGGTTATAATCCAGCACGAGGTTATCTCCGAATTTCGGCGTAAGCCAGTTGTTGAGCTCATCGCGCAGATAATCCATGTACGGGAGCGTCGTCTCCTCGTAGAGCGCCTTCCTCGACTCCTTCTGGTTCGAGTACGTTTTTGCCTCCGTGTCGCCCATCAGAGCGGGATCGATACCGAGCGTTATGCAGCAAAAGCGGAGCGTTAGTTTTATCGAATTAATCCAGTCCGCATCCTTCGGGTTGATGGAGAAGGGCATCCACTCCTGTGCGCCCTCGAGCACCATCGGCATGCTCGCATTCTCGTAGCCGGCCTTCTCCTCCAGGAGCATCTTGGTCAGGTTCTTCCTCTCTTCCGGGTCCAGGTTCCCTGAGACCTTGATCGCCCCGGGCGGCTTCATGTCGTTCTGTAGGAGCTTCATGTTCCAGTGGAGTGCCATGTTGAGGATATCTATACCTTTGGCCGCCGCCTTCAGAGGCGGGTAGCCGTAGAAGTCGTCCAGGGGACTAAAGGTTTTGAGTTGCAAGATGTCCTCGGGCGGATATTCCTTCGGTTTGCTCGGGTTGCTGAAATATTTATACGCTGCTATCGGGAAGGCCGAGGTGCCTGGGATTATAGTCATGACGTGCGGATAGAGGTAATAGAGCTCCGACGGCGCTGGCCCCTGCTCCCTCTCTTCCTCTGCCTTGCCCCCTGCCCCAACGCCGAGAATGTAGGCGTTGCCCGCTATGTAATAGAAACCCGTGATTGCCTCGATAAAGGCCGCCAGACCGTGTCGTGGGTTAGGTCGTTGGATCGTATCAAGTAGCGGGTGCTCGAAGAGCTCCACGCGCTTCTCGCCCGCCTTCTTCGGCTTCTCGAACAACTGCCACGGGATGCCTCCTGCTGCCTTCGAGAGCAGGGTGACGCAACGGAACATCGTCATGCAGTTCTGGAAGCCTGCCTCTGTCAGATTCCTCAGGTTCGTCGACGTCCAGAGAGGGTTGCGACCGAGGAACGTCATCATTGCATTATAGGGCCGCGCCTGCGCTTTGCGTCGGAAGATGTTGGGAATCTTCAGCGTAAACGTATCCATTGCTATGCCTCCGGTCTCCAGAAGTGTACAGTTACACTCGATGTGTGAGTCGCAAAAGCATAAATGACAGTCTCGGCTATGTCCGGACTGATCAGTCCCTTCTTCTTCATCTCTTCCTTTGAAACAATCTCAATCTGTCCCGCCGAGTTAATTTTATAAAGACAAGAAGTGAGCTGCGCCTGGAGTTCCGGAAGTGCGGGCAGGTCGACGTTCCCGTCCAGGAGACGCTCGCGGAAGCCCCAATAGATCTCAGCTTTGATGTTCTTGAACTTTTCGGGATCCCGGGCTTTCCCGCCTGAATGGATTTCCATTATCGAGTAGCCCTGCTCCTTCAACCTATCCACAACTCCAGCTCCTATCCCGTCGGCGTCGAGCTTCACCTTCTCTGGCTTGTACTTCTTGATGTCCTGGACATAGAGGCCCGCGATTGTCATGAGATCAATCTTCTTCTTTCTCCAGAGGATCTCAACCTTCGGCCCCCGCCTTAATCCGGACACGCTCTCATCATCACCGTAGCGTGCGATATCGCCTCCAAGCTCAACGGGTTTGCCAGGTTTCAGCTCCCGTGCTATAGCAGCCTGGATGGCGGCAAAAGGATAGACGTTGTTGATGCCCTCGAACGCCGTCCAATCACCCTTGAGGAATCGATTTATCCAATCCTCAGGAAATATTTCTCTCAGTCGTTCCACATAGCCCTCCGGAAGGTTCGGGTTGTCCGTAGGCAGCGCTGGAATGAATTCATGGTCCGGCAGGGCTTGGTCAACAAACCTCTGCTTAAGCCAACCCGGGTCTGGATTGGAGCCCATAACGCCAAAGTATTTGATACCTGGAAGCTGGAGTCTTAACCGAGACAAAAGCATAAGAAAGAAGCTCTCTGTCGTTTCCGAAGCCTCGTCTATAGCGAACCAGCCAAGCTCCATCGATTTCAGGCCCTCGATCGCCCTCACGTCATCACCCAGTCCCCCGTAATAGATCCTCGAGCCGTTCAGCAGCTCATAATAAGCAGGCTGTGATTGGTAGTGTTTTGCGATATATCCCGTCTGCTGGATCATTGCATCAAAGACAAGGAACGTCGTGCGCATAAAGTCTTTATTCGTATGCCTGCAGAAATAGCCGCGGTTGCCCGGGTAGTCGCAGGACAGCGCTATCGCTTCAGCACAAAGGGCCCAGGTCTTCCCCCCTCCCATGGCGCCACCATAGAGTTTATACATGGCAGGAGAGGAGTGGAACTGAGCCTGCTTGGTGGTCTCTTTGTAAATAATCCTGTAATTAGTCGGTATCATTATTTTTATTCTCGTTGTTCTTAGATCTTGACATTATGAAAAGAGGGACTTTGACCTCCCCGCTGTGTTCGTGTCTTTCGGGGAACATTCCCAAATGCTTTCCGAGAAGCTCGAGCGGTTTTATCTTGTCATGGAGCTTCAGACTCATCGAATGGCTTTGTGCTCCGTCGACTTCCTTCATGCTCTTTATGGCCCTCGTCTTCTCTCCCTCTATATCTTCGAAGGGATAAAACTCTACGCCTCCGTCCTTGTTGATTTGACCGTAGTGTTTGAAGTCGGAAAAGCCCACAGCTGCAAGTTCCTTTAGGACCATATCCTGGGTGATTCCCGTTCGTTCAGACCGGTCCTTTTTCAGCTGCTGAATTCTTTTCTGGATGTTAGCTTTTGTTAACAGTCGACAGGCGGAGACCCTGGCCGACTTTTTAGCGAAGCCGGCATCTCTTGCCGCTCTCGTACCGTTGAGATCGATGATATATTCCTGACAGAATTTTTCGTGTCTTGCGGGCAGAATT